GCGGCATTGGGCATTGATGTAAATGATGCAGCTCTCGTCGATCCCGCCGCTATAGCCGTCGCGCCGAAGTAGATAACGCTGCGCTTCATTGAGCGGCACGGGCCGAATGCAGATCACCGGCACGAACTTCCCCGCATCGCGAATTTCCAAACATTTAATTTCCATTTTACTGCTCGGTCACAAAATCTCGGTGGTGATCGCGCGCACCTGTTCGTTGGTCATCCACCATTCACGATGCTGCGGGATTGGCGCGATGGCTTTCCATTTGAACCGTTGATGAAGCCGCAAGGCGAGCTCGTCGTCGTCGAGCGCATGGGCCAGGAGCGCGAGCGCGAGCTGCGCCGGTCCCGACCCGCCGTATCCCCATTCGAAGCCGGTCGGCGAGTGGTTGTCGAGATCGAGCCGCAGGGCGAGTGGCTTGCCGTCCGCCTCGACGTGCGCGGTGCCGTCCTTGTCGCGCCAGCCGTGATATGCCGATGCGCCCATCATTCCGCCTCCTCGTCCTCGCCCAGAGCCCAGGCCAGATCGACGAGGCCATCGATCAGGCAGCGCGAGCCGCGGCTAGCGCAATCATACCGGCAGACGCCCGCATGGTAGCGGCACCGCAGCGGCGCCAGGCGATCGTCGTAAGGTTCAAGCTCGGTGGTCTTCCAAAAATCATACGTCATTGCCATTGCGTCCCCTCAATCGTCGCTTGCGGAAGGGCGAGCCAGGCGGCGCGCGGAGCTCCTTGTCGCGGCATTGCAGCGCCGCGGCGATTTTCTCGAGATATTCGACCGCGATGCGGGTATGCCCGTGCTCGAAACGACAGATCATGTATTTGCTCACGCCGATCGCCGCGGCGAGCGCCGCCTGCGTGAGCCCGCGGTCCTCGCGTATCTCGGTGATCCGTTTTCCGATCGCAGCGTTGCGCTCGCTGACAGTCGCCATGGCCGTGGGCTCCCCGAGCGGCCAAGTAAACGCTATCCACTTGGATAGGCATTGGAAATTTTTATAGGCAATTCCCCTAGTATCTAGCTCTTGGGACGAGTCCGCGGAACGGCCACAACCAATAGGCGTCAAGCCTTGATTTCCAGGCCGGCGTCACAATCTATTTACCTAGCAATATGGATAGCATTTGCCGGGCACCCATTTGGTATCACCCGGATTTATGAGGTATTTCTGCCGTGCTTTCATCACATGAGACCAGCATGGCTAAATCGCCGCGTGGGCGGCCTCGGTCGCGCGAGCTGACCGAGCAACAAATCATTACGCTGCGGATGATCTCACAGGGCAGGTCGACCGAGGAAATTGCCCGCCAATTTGGCGTCAGCGTAGCAACGGTGCGCTACCACATGCGCGCCATCTTGGCGAAGCTCCACGCCAACGATCGGGCGCACGCCCTCGCCATCGCCATGCGCGAGGGCCTGTTGCGGTGAGGGCAAAAAAAGCCCCCGCATTGCGCGAGGGCGAAAGCTGCCGTGGGTTTGGGTTGACGTGTGACTATAGCTTCGGCGGCGTCTGCCGGCAATCGCGAATGTCGCGGACGAGATTGGTGATGAGCTCGAGCTGCGACTTGTTGCGTTCGCTCGCATTGGCCGCGACCTCGCCGAGCACATAGGCGGCAAAGCCCAGAAAGCCGACGTTGACGACGAGCAGCGCGATCGCGAGCGGCGTCGATTTCATTGCGTCGAGCGTCGCCGTCACCGCCTTGCCCGCCTCCTCGACCGGAGCCATCGCTCTGCCCTCCTATGGGTACATCGCCTCTAGCGTATGCACCGCCCAGATCCCGGCCGCGAGGATCAGCACAAAGCCGACGATCAGGATCAAGGCATTGCGCCTATCGCGCGTCATGGCGGCGGCTTCGTCATCTTTGCGAGGACGTCCACCAGCGTCGGCCGCGCTTCCAGCTCCGCGACCTTGGAGGCCAGTTCTTTTATCGCCTCGATCAAGACCGCGACCATGTTTGGATAAGCGATCCCAAGCATGGGCGGTTCGCCGTCGATCGCGTTACCTTGCGCATCTTGCGGTTGTCCCGTATCGAAGACAACTTCCGGCAAAGGGCCGATCACATCTTGCGCCACAAGTCCGACTTGCCGCCTCACCGCATCCTGATGCCGGTAAAACACGCCTTGCAGCTTCGCGACGATCGACAATGCTTGCGTTATCGGCTCAATATTTGATTTGATCCGGCGATCGGAACCATTGACGATCGGCTGCGAGAACGCGGCAACGCCGCTCGACCTCGTGATCTGCAGCGGGCTCGCCAGATAGCCGCCAGCATCGCTATAGCTATTGATTACAAAATTCGATCCGGCATTGCCGCCGCTTTCCGCTGCCGCTGAACCGAGAAGCATGTTCCACCGCTCCGAGCCCGAAGTGGTGCCGGCAATCCCGCGCTGTTGCGAAGCCGGCCCGTCGATCGCGATGAATGCGCCGAGCACCGTACCGTCATAGCCGCTGAACCGCGCGAGCCCATTCGACCGTATGATCTGAAACGGTGCGCCGATCGGCGCGCCAGCATCGGTGTAGTTGTTGATGCTGAAATTCGATCCGGCGTTGGAACCGCTTTCCGCCCCTCCGTCACCGATCAGCATAGCCCAGCGGTTATTGGCCCCGACTTTGGCTTGGATCGAATGGCCGATGCCGGCAGTCGCCACTTGCATGGCGATCGTGCTGCCGCTTTGTAACGAGCCCGAGAATATGGCGGCCGTCCCGTTGAGCGTTCCGGTCAGCGTCCCGCCGATGAGCGGAAGATACGACCCGAGCGAGGCGGAAACCTGCGCCGCTGTCTGATACCCATTTGGGTTCGAGGCTGCATAGCGAGACGTGTCGCTTGGATGGATGTGATCCTCGCGGCTGAAATTGGTTGAGGTACCAACCGCCGCCGTGCTGTCCATAAGCGGCGGAATGGTTGAGGGCGAGCCGGCGCCGGCAACTCCTTGCACGCCCTGCGGCCCTTGAATGCCCTGCGGTCCTACCAGCGAGGTTCCGGCCGGCCACGCGCCACCGGCTTTCGGACCAAATAGAAAGTGGCTCGTCGTGTTGATGTAGAAATTGCCATCGACGCCCTGGCCCGAGCTCGGGTCGGCGGCGCTATACAGAATGGTATTGCCGGCAACGCCTTGGGTGCCCTGCGGCCCTTGCGGCCCAATCAGCGAGGCGCCGGCCGGCCACGCGCCGGCAGCCTTCGGCCCGAAAATATAATCGGTCGTTGTGTTGATGTAGAAGTTGCCGTCGACGCCGGTGCCGGCAACCGGATTTGTTGCTCCGTACAGCACCGTATTGCCGGCCGGCCCCGCTGGCCCCGGCACCGTGGATGCCGCTCCCGGACTGCCCTGTGGCCCCTCCGGCCCCTGCGGTCCCGCCGGCCCCTGCGAGCCCGAGGCGCCGGTGGCGCCCGGAGCACCTGGCGTGCCCTGCGGGCCTTGTATGCCGGCCGGCCCCTGCGGCCCTGGTACGGTCGAGGCCGCGCCCGTGGGGCCTTGCGGCCCCGGCGGCCCCTGCGGCCCCGGCGCGGTCGAAGCCGCGCCCTGCGGTCCCGCTGGCCCAACCGGCCCTTGAATTCCCTGCGGCCCCGGCGGCCCCGGCGGCCCGCCGAATGGCCCTTGCGGTCCAGGCGGTCCAGGCGGTCCAGGCGGCCCGCCGGCCGGCCCCGCCGGCCCCGGCGGGCCTTGCTCGCCGGTTGCGATCGTCTCCACGTCATCGGGCGAGAGCACGACGATGCCGGCCGCGGAGTCGGCCGCGATGACGATCGGGTAATCGGTTGTGACCTCGACTAGGCTCATCGCGTCGGCCCCGGATTGTTGACGAGCGTGCCGCTCCAAATCCTTGTCTTCAGGCCGCCGACCGTCATGATGTTTGATTGGTCATAACTACCCAGACCAAGACGCTCAAGCACGTCCTGGCCGATCCGCAGCGTGAAGAAGCCGTTGATCGGATCGGTCAACGTAAAGTCGCCGGTATCCGTCGCCAAGCGCAGCACCGCAGTTTCGTCCGAAGCGTGCCGCCGCAGCATCATTTCCAGCGAGGCGCCCGTCATGTTGATCGGCGCGCCGCTCGTCACCATGACGTACTGGAACAACTGATAGAAGTCGGCGTCGTTCTCGACGGTGATGTTGACGATCGCCATTGCAGAGCCGCCTCTTTACGGAAGCACGTTTGATATGGCGGCGAACGCTGCGTCGATCTCGGCCATCGTTGTGATGGTCCCGCCGTTGATGTCGGACAGCGTATTGCTCTCGCATGAGAAGCAGGACTGCACGAACGTCGCCATTTCCTGCAGGATGTGCGCAAGCCCCGGCTCGTCCAATTGTATGAACGTGCCATTGGCTAGTTTCCAATCGGTGATGTGCCCTGGATTTGCTATCGCATAATCGTGCGCGCTGCTAACCGTGTTGCGCGCCACGGGATCGGTCAGATAGGGGTTGCCGCCGATAGTGCATCCGCCGCTCGCCTTGTTGTAGCGCGCATATGCGGCATATGCGGCCAGGTCGATGAACAGATTGTAGGGTGTGAGCACGGCCTGCAATGCGGCATCGGTCTGGTTGCCGGCATTGTCGCGCGGCCAGATTGTCGGTGTATAGTTGGCGCTCCACGTCACATAAGCCGCGTCAGCGCCATCGACGATGATCTGCCTTGCGCTGGTAAAGACTCGGCCATCGTCGGCCAGCCAGTACCAATCAAACGGATCATAATATTGCATTTGCTTGAGCCTTCCGCTGCTGATCAGACATATTGGCCGCCGGACTGATTGGTGCCGGCAACGTTCCCTGGCAGATACGATGCGCCAGCTCCATTGGTATCAATCACGCCATTCGTGGCGGTAAAAAACTTTTGTCCGAAGACATTGGCTGCGCCGTTGATTGCCTGGTAGACCGGAACGATCGTTGATCCGCCAGTTGATTGGGCGAAATTTGTGATATTCACGCCCGCTGGGATTGTGAGCGTTGGGCCTGGAACCCCGGTCGTAAAAGTGAAACCCGACGAGGAATTCGATATGTGTGCTCTGGCATTGCCGGCAATCCGATCCGTACCAACAATGCTGATCGTGCCCTTTGCTGCTATCATATGCCCATCGAAACAATAACCAAATTCGTTGGCGCTTGTGGTGTCGCCCACCTGAATTTGCCCGCCGGGCGTCGACCAGATGCCGGCCCCAGGCTGCAAGGGACTCGGCGCGTCGCTTTCGTACCGGAAGCCTTCGAATATGTAGAGGCCGCCCGTGACAATCACGGCAGGCCCGGCATTGGCATGAATGCGGCAATTGGCGGGAACGGCAACATTTCCCGTAAAGCGTATGTTGCCCGAGCCGTTGACGGGAGGCAAAAGCACCTGACCGTAGACGCCATCGGCGACATTGATGGTGACGCTGAACCCATTGAGGTTGAAAAGAACCGCTTGGTTCGCCGCTCTCTGCAAGGTCTTAAATGGAGTCGAAGCCGTCAAACCATCGTTGCCATCGTTCCCGGTCGTCGTGTTCACGTAGTAGACCTTCGACGCAGTCAGCCGCATCGAATTCATGATGCCGAAGATGGCTTTCAACAACTGCGTCAAGTCAGCATTGCTCGGCTGCTGGCAGAGCGCGTTGGCATAATCATGATAGCCGTGATCAGCAGCCCATTTGATCACCGCAACGATCTCGCGTTGATCGTACTCGATCGACGCCGCCGGCGGGATCGAGCCCATCGTGCCAGTCGTCGGATTGCCGTTGATGTAAGCGGCATTAGGATCGGAAACCCCGTAGGGTTGATTGTAGAGCATCTACCTATCTCCTCTCACGGCGTCCCTTCCATCGGATCGCCCGGATCGCTCAAGCCTGAGTAATCGAAGATGATCTGCGTGTGCGCTGGTTTCCAACGGTTCAACAAACATTCGAGATCGTTCGCGAGCCCGATGCGCAAATGCGGATCGACGCCGGTCTGCCCCTTGGTGACACGGAACCAAACCAAGCTGGCTTGATCGACGTGAACCGTCCAATAGAAGCGATTTTCCGGCGGGCCGATCCCGTAATTCGGCCATTCCGAGAGCTCGCCGCCAGCCACGGGAACGCCCTTCGGATTTACGATCGGTTGGTTCCACTCGTTCATCATCGGGTTGGAGCCGTCGCCGTAGACACGATTGTCACCGCAGCGGTCGATGCCGACGACGAAAACGCGATACTCGCTGATGGTGATGTGGTAGCCGATCATTTCGGCTACCTCGATGAAAAACGCGCGCGACTGCCCGCCTTCCATCGTCATGCGCATCACGAGCGCGAGCTGCCGCTGCCCTATGGTCTGTGGGCTTTGGTAGCAAGGATCGGGAAGCCCGAAATTGCGCTCCCAATCCGGCAATAGCTCGATCGTCTGCCGTGGGTCGCTCTCGCGCTCAAGCAGATCGCCGGCGCGCCCGTCCACGAAGCCCCAATATTGCGATAGCCCGTCGCAGACGCCGAACAACACGCCGCCGAGATCGTGCTTGGGCCACGCCTGGCCTTGCGGCAAGAGCGAGAGAAAGGCTCGCGTGTAGTCGTCGCCGCTGCGGCGAATATGCCGGTCGGTCGGCAGCGGCTCTGCCCAGAAGCCGAGCGCCGTCATTGGTAAAGGATTGTCTCAAGGACCGCCATGTGGCCGAGCGAGGGCATCACATAATCGGCGGTCGTCACAAGCTGGAATGATTGGACGCTCGGCGCGCTCATGATCGCGTAGCTCACCCAGGACGCATAGATGGTCTGACCAGGCGCGGCCTTGGCGAACAGCATATCGCGGACGCTCTGCTCTATTTCGGCCTGCGCCTCCGACGTGTCCGGCTCGAGGTTTGCGATCGTGATGTCGATGAACTCCTTAATCGGCGCCACCACGTAGCAGTCCTTCACCGTGACCGGCCGCATCACGTCGATGTAGTCCGCGACCGCTTGCACGTCGTCCGGCGTCGGCCAGCCGTCATCGTCGGCGCGCAGATCGTCCATCAGGAAGCGAACAGTCATCGTGCCCGGTCCTTGCTCGGGCGCGGCCCAGGCGCGCGTCACGCCAGGCACCGCGAGCGCCCAATTGACGTAATCGGCCTGCGCGCCGCCCATCGGCGGCTGGCGAATGCGCAGCAATATCCGGGCGCGAAGCTGGTCGTCGGTCTCGGTATCGACGCCGCCGGTGAGATGAACGACCGTCGCCGAGTTATCGATGTTGGCGACGCCGGGCGCGATCGTCAGCACGGCGCCGTCCACTTGATTGCCGGCCGAGCCGGGATCGAGCGCGCGGATCGGCCCGACGACCAGGGCCGAGCTCGAGGTCGTGATGTCCTGCGTCGTCTCGTAGCCGACCG